TATAAATTTTTTTCTGGTCAAAGCTGAATAATATTTCTCCTCTAACATCTATCTTATCAATCCACCAAACTTTTGACTCTACACTGTCTTTGTAAAAATCACTGTACCCTTCAAGATTAGACTCCGAAAAAATGAGTTCATCTATTTCATCGGATGAGCTTTTTTTGTTATAGTCATTTAGTTCATTATTTAACATCATTTAATCACTTTTGTTATTTCTTAAAATTACCACCAGGTAAATGATTTCTCGCTTGGTAATTCTCCACTATCCCACATCTGCTTCACTGCTCCACGAGCCTTATTTGCATAATATGGGGCTCCAAGTTCTTTATCATAATTTGACTCGATGACAACTGTAACTTCACCAGTTTGCTCATCAATCTCAATCATACCCGGGTCACGGTTTTCAGGAATATACCAATATCCTAAAATACTAGAATTAAAAATTTTAATTAGTTTAAGCATTGCTTTTTCCTATATTCTAAAGTCGCTCAAGTCATTAGTACCACACAACTTGCCCTTATCTTCATAATCATAACTAGCTACACAAATGCTAGATAAGAAATAAGCACCTCGGACATTAACATAAAATTCAAGATCTGTGTCTAAATATTTTTTAATTTCATTTTTTCATACAAAATTACTATATAGCCATTATAACACTTTTTAGATTCCTAAGTTCAAACATGTTATTCAAGTTTCTTCTTTTTTCTTAATTCTGTAATTTGGCGCAAAAAAAAATGTACAGTGACGGCGTGAAGCTCTCGAGCGCCTAGTGGGAGGGGGATACCCCCCTATCCTAATTTTTTTGTTTTTTTATTCTTCGAAAATTATTCCTTTTATCAGAGAACGATAACAATCATCTTCTGCCTTTTCTTCAGCCGTTTTATAATGATTTTCTTGCGCTACTTTCTTTTCTATTTCTTTTTTTGCATCCGATGTAAGTTGTTTTACTTTAGTATTGTATGCTTTTTCTTTTTCTTGCTCTAAGTGTATACTTGTCTTTTTTATTAAACTCTCATATTCTCTTTGTTCCTTTAAATCCCTTTCAAGTTCCTTCTCTCTGATTTTGCTATATTGTTCTTGTTGTTCTTCTCTTTCTTTTTGAGCACCTACTTGTAGTTCTCCTATAATTTCTCCAAGGTCTCTTTTATGACTAAATAAGTTCATGTTTTCTTTCCTTTCCTTTATTTTGAAAAATTATCTATAATTCTTTCTAATTGTTCTTTGTGTTTATAAAATGCTCTCTGTGGGTTATAGCCTACCCCGGAGTAGAATAGATATGCTCCTGTTTTATCTTTCTTGTATGATTCACTATTCTTAGTTAATTGGCCTTCGATTTTTTTAAGCAATTGATCAGCTTTGTTAGCTTTTTCTAGAGCAATATTAGCAATTGCCACAACTTCTTTCAACTTTTCACAAGCTTGTGTATAGCATTCCTCTTGCTCTTTATTAGCTAGTTTTGTAATATCACCAATAATTTCATGATATTCTTCATAAGAAATTACAGGCTGATTACTTATTGTCTCTAGTTGTTTTTCATACAATTCTTTCGTTTGCTCTGCTGTCCATAGTTTCGTTTTTGCTTCTGTATACTTTTGGGCATTTATTTCTCTTTGAGCCTGTAGTAACTCTGCCTGTGCTTCTAAAATAACTTGCCCTGTCTTAGTTAGTTCTTCTTCAGCTTCTGTAGTATCTTTTTGGTTTTGTTCGATTAGTTTAGTTACTTTTGTTTCAATAGTTTGTAATGTTTCCATGTTTTTATTCCTCATTTCTTTTATTCTTTTTTATTGTACTTGTTACCTACGATTATCTACTGGATCTTTATTCCTCATTGTTCTCCTCTCTCTCAAAACAAAAAGAGACGTAACAAAAAGCCACTTAGCTTTAATGTTACGCCTCTAGTTTTCTAGTCAGCTATCTTTCTTTAATTGTTGTTTCAATCTGGACAATATTACCATCTTGACTGGTAAATACTACACTTCCAAAGTCTGGTATTTTTTCATTTCTATTATACCATTTTTGATAAAAATAATAAAGTTATCCTGTAAAAATGGCGTGTAATCTTTGTTCGGATTCATCTGTTTTTCCTCTCTTTTTTAGTGTCATATATTTAACATATCTTCTATTCTGTTAAATTCAAGCCGTTTTCTCAATCCCTTTTGTATCAAGGGGATAAGCCTATTTTGCGTTTTTTAATTTACATTTTTTCATTATGTTAAATACACATGAATTTTATAGCTAAAATAACCTCCAAAAATCAAATCCAATCACTGAAAAATAATCAGTTTCAAAAAGGTAGTCATTTTTGAGTATCTAGTGACTACCACCTCCGCCTTACAGCCCCAAGGGTTTAGAAAATGCGTAGTCAGGTAGTCACCTTGCTCTCAAAAAAATAATAATAAACGCCTTTAATCTATTTATTCTATTTACTTTATAAATAATGTAAAATAACTACTTTTTAACATAAAAGTCAATAATATCAAGGGTTTAATAGGGTAGTCAGTAAAAACTTAAAAACTACCCTTTTTCTAAATCCTTTTTGTTTAAAGGCTCTAGCTACTCTCTTAAAGGTAGTCATTTTTTGAGTTAGTGACTACCATAACTACCTTTTATGTTTTGAGTAACCAGGTTTAACGCTTTTCCCAAATTTTAAAGATCGTTTGTGTTCCCATCCCTCTTTATTTTGCATGTACTTTTTAACCTTTGCTTTATCCTTTGGTGGTGCTTTGTCAGTTAGATAGACTTCTTGGAAGAATAGATTTATAGTCATCTTGTCACGTTCTACTAGTTCGCCATAGGTGTCTGTGTCAAGTTCAACAGTTCCACCTTTACTATTTCTAAAATAGCCCTCGTTCATCATGTCATAAATATAGTAATACCTGGTTCTATCTGTAACTGGGTAATGGTACATGTTTTTTGGAAAAGGTAAAGCCAAATAACGCTCCAAATCCTCAAGAGTTTCATCAGCAAACTTGTAACGACTTCTAACATCATTTACTAATTTTTCATGCTCGTCTGCGAGCGTTAGAGACTTGTTTGATTTCCAAGACGTCACCATAGCACCCCAAAAGGCTCTACGGTCTTTCTCCGTCCACTTTCTGCCCTTATAGGAGTTATCTTTATGGACTTCTGCAACCAGGAAGCGCCTTTCTCCTGTTAGGTCGTTCAAATAATCATGGTCATTAGTTGCTCTAACAATGATGAAACTCTTAGGTAGTCGTCTATCACTAGAAGCGTAAGGCGGTCTATACTCTAGCTTAGTTTCTGTAATGAACTTCTTCAACTCTGAAAAACTAGCCTTTTTACTGGCCACCATTTCATCATCAAATACACACCAGTTTCTAACCATTCTAGCCTTGTCGTCTTTGTCCGTAAAGGTCTCAACCGTTGTAAAATATTTGTGAGTAAAAAGACCCTCAAAAAACTGCGTTTTCCCTACACCTTGCCGTCCAGTCAAATCCAGTACAAAGTCAAACTTAATAGAGGGGTCAAATACTTTAGCAACTGCTCCACGAAAAAACAAGTCCAGGATAATACGATTATAATCATTATCTTCGATATTTAGATAGTATCGTAGAATATCAAACGGATCACGCTGATTCACTAACTCTTTATATTCTCTTTCACATGATTCTAGATACTCTTTTAAAGGATTGTAGCTATGCTCTCCAGCCACTACTTCTAGAATATCAGCGATATCTCCTTTTTTATAATCTATCTTGTATTTTGTAGCAATATAAGCCCTAATCTCTCTGATAATCAGGTCATCGATTGCACCGCTCAAGGTTCTACCATTTAGCTTCATTGGTCTAGTCACTTCAATTTCATATGTAAAAGTGTTGTACTGTATCGCCCCTTTTAGCTTGCTATCTCCGCTCAAAATCTTTCGGAGATTGTCTAAACCTCTATCAAAACCATCCCCTCTTGCTCTTTTTGCTAAATTTAGGCTATTGTGTTCCTCGTTGGTCTCCCTTGCTTGAGTTAAGTCCACTATGTCAGGTGGTAATTTTTGCTGATTCTCTTCAATGATTTTATCTACAATATCACTTCTATTCAAAAGCTACCCCCTTATAAAATTGTGTTGCTACTTCAAGAAAATAGCTTGCTAATTCTTTTTTCTTAACGATTGCAGAAAATAAGTCCACTAGTTGTTCAAAACTATAGCCATTGACAAATGACAAACGGACTAATGTAGCTGTCTCATACCTGGTATAAATACCGTTACAAATTAAGTCAAAAATCCAGCCTTTTAGCTCCACCCCAATCCCTTGACGTTGTTCTAAAAGTTTATTTACTTCTAAATCATTTAATATTTCTAGTAATTCTAGACTAGCTATTGATATTTTTCTGTCTCTAACTAACTCCCAACCCTCTACATCGCCTTTTTCATCTCTAACAACCACATACAAGCCCTTGTAATGAAAACTAGTTAGCCCCTTACCTATTGGCTCATAGTAAAGGAATTTGTAGTAATTACCATTTTTAAAAACTTTAGTAGGCGTAGATTTTAAGAATCCAAATAATGCTAATTTGTCAGCTGATAAAACTAACTCAATAAATCGCATTGCTCCACCCCTAAAAATTTGAGAATATCCGTAACTCTGTAATAGACTTTTCTAGTATCTTCTAGTGGTGGTTGGTATCGCCTTAATCCTGCACCTTCCCACTTTTGCAAGGTTTTATACTTTATGCCTAACTCTTCCATAATTTCTTGTGCTGACATTAAACCAGTTAGTCGTGGTTTTGGTATTTCCCGAACTGCTAGATAATTTTCTATTACTGTACTAATTTTGTCTGTTAAATCGTGTTCACTTTCTTTACTCAAACTAAACATACTTATCCCCCTTTACTAACCATTCCAAGTTGGATATACCGCCCATAATAAGGATCTAAATCATTACTTGATTTTTCTGATATATTTTTAGGATTTACTTCCATACGTTTGTCAATAAGTTTTAAACAAAGGAATATTACTCCTATAACTAAAAGCAAGATAACTGCCTGTGTATTGGTTAAATCTAATTCGTTCATATTAAGACCTCGCTTTGTAATTCTTGATGTATAACTGTTGTATTTCATGTTCCATTTTTAGGAAGGCTTCCACTTCTTCTATGGATACTTTTTTATTGATAAAATCACTTATGAATTGAAAGAGGTTTGGACTTTCTGCTTTGACCTCAGACATTAGATTGTCAAGGTCTGCTTGTGTATTTATTTCTAAGTTTGTTATTGTCATCTTTTGCTTTGTTATCCTTTTTTTGCCTGTTTCCTATACTAGCTAACACCACTCCAAACGCTGGGCGATTGCCCCTAGTTGGCGGACGCATGTAGTGATGTTTCGTGGGTAATCACCCACATTTTTACTAAACAAGTGCTTAGAGTCGCCGTGTCAGCACTCATTTTTCAAAACCTTTTCTAATTGCTTGCCTGCACTTCGGTTTTCTTAGTTTTTCTTTGTTTCGTTTTCGATTTGATCGCCTAATCTTTTCCAGGCTCTATCAAATTCTTCACGTTGAATCTCTTTGCTATGTAATTGCCTTGCTAATTCCATACCTCTACGCATGAATCTAGCAAAATGTGTCTTTTCTTCCATCCCTAGCTCTCCATCATGTCATAAAGTAGGGCATAGTATTTATCTGGAATCCTATCCAAGGCTTTCAGTCCGTCATGTTCTGCTTTTTGTCTAGTTTCTGCCTTAACCGTGCTATCAAAGGCGATAGAAAAGGCATTTAACATAGCCTTGTATCGATCTACACTCTTCAAATAGCGACCACGTTCCCCAAGTTCCTTGTCTTCTAGTTCTTCTTTTACAGTATCGTCCAAGAGTTCAAACTTAGTGTAAACTCCTTTTTCTACTTTGAAACCTAGTCGCTTATTTTGTCTGAGATTGTAGAGATTAACCTTGCAACTATCTAAGTTGCGATAGCCTAATACTCCAGCGATTTCTTCTAAGTTCTTGCCCTCTAACTCAGGCAATTTTTCAGCAATATCCTTGAATTTTACTGCTTGATGCTGTTTTTTCATTGTGTACCTTGTCTTTCTATGCTATAATCAAGGTATAGAAAAAATCTATACCATTTACCTTATCGCTTGCTCTCCTCGACCAAAATTTGAGCAAGTGATTTTTTGTTGTCTTTTTTAATGTTTTTTCTCTTTACAAGGTTGATAAAGCAAGTCTTTACTTTCGATAAGACCAGAATCCAGCTGAATCCCTGCTCCATCATTCCAAGAAATGCGCCTAGATCTTCACTGTTCAAGCTCTCATAGTTCATATAAAGATACTCAGCTTGTTGTCTGTCTTTCTCAACTAGCTTTTTAAAATCCTTGAAATACTTAGGAATTTCTAACCCCTTGGTATTTGTAACAGTCTTAAAATCATTATCCATTAGTTTGCTCCTTTCTTCTTTTTGTCAATGCTTGCCACTTAAGACAGTACCATATGGATTTACTGATTGGGACAGGAGACAAAAACCGTTATAAATCCTCGATACTGCCATAGGTAGCAAGCATCTTAATCTAGCAATAGCTAGCTAGTCTGATAAATCAATCTCCAGTGCTAAAGCACCATACAAGAAATCTGTAAATATAAACCAAAATAATGATTACTTTACTCCTTTCTAATAATCTTCAGCAAGCCACTGCATGGCTTTTTGGTAAATGCTCGGCTTTACTTCGCCACCGTCTCGAATTTTCTTGTAAGTGATTGGATTGACTCCAATTTCTTCGCTGGCTTTTTTAGCTGTCAAATTCTTGTCTGCTTGCTTTCGGCGGATTGCTTTTGCTTGTGTTGAGGTGATAAGCAATACAGTTCCCTCCTTTCTCGTTTGTAAAGTTTATCTTTACTTGAATTAAGTATATAAATTTTTTCTTTACTTGTCAAGAGAAAATAAAAAAAAACTTTACAAAAAAATTTTTAGCGGTTATAATTTAACTGAGGTGATAAAATGTCAACAATAAAAAATAGGTTAAAAGTTTTAAGAACTGAGAAAGGAATAACCCAAGATCAATTAGCCGAGATTATAAATAAACGACTAAAAGAAAATGAGAAACCAATATCCAAAATGGTGATATCTAACTGGGAAAATAATAAACATACTATCAAACCAGAAAAAGCCCAACAGCTTGCTGACTACTTTGGGGTAACTACAGGATTCTTACTAGGCTTTGGCACTTTAGAAGAGGAATTGGAATATGATAGAAAAGAGATGTATAAACTTTTCCAAAAAGAAGATGATGCGCTTCTAAGCCTAGGACACCTGTTATCTGATAATGATATAGAGCATGTTTTACAGTTGATACACCTACTGTCTTCAAAAAACGAAAGTTACTTCTGGAAATCTATTGAGTTAAAAGATCCGAATAAGCACCTAATATTTGATAGTGAATTTTCTTCCTTTGCTGAAACATATCCATACTATCTAAGTGAATTACAAGAAAAGTACAAGAACTATATCCAGGAAATATCAAAACATAACAAAGACGAAAATTAAATAATATTTATCAGTTTATAAACTTCATCTTTCTATCTGAAGAAGATAAACAGATTGTATTAAACCTATTAAAATCATTATCTGATAAATGATTTCCTTTTTTAGAGTTCTTGAATTAAAGTAAGCAGGAACTATCTAAAATTTAATTAAAATACTTGACAAGATATAAAAAAGCCCTTATAATTAATATAATCGATGAATAGATGCGCTTAGCATCATACCAAAAGGGCTTCACTTTGTGAGGCCCTTTTGCGTTGTAGAAAGAGAAATTAATGAAACCTTTTGCAGATGAATCAAAACAAATAGATATCTTAAAATCTAGAAATCTACATTTTTTAGATGAAAACAAAGCGAAAAGAGTATTGAAGCGCTATGGTTATTACGAAGTCGTAAATGGATACAAAATGTTTTTGTTAGAAGAAGATTGCACGAAAGAACGATATAAAACAGGCGCTACTTTTGAACACCTAACATCTCTATATGAACTTGACAAAAGTATTAGAAATGGTGTTATACAAGCTTCTTTGGAAATCGAATTATCACTCAGAACCGCTATAGCTTATACACTTGCTGAAGACTTCGGCGTAGAAAAACGTCAGTATTTATATTATAAAAATTTTAGACAAGGAGATACCAGTTGGAGCAACGGTCATCCAACTAATGATCGTGCTATACTTCTTGACAAACTAAATCATATTTTAACTAGGAATATAGAGCCTTTAAACCATTACAGAAGCAATCATGGTCATATTCCACCTTGGATTTTATTAAAAGAAAGTACTTTCGGAAATCTAAAATATATCTTTAAACTCTTGAAAGGGCCTCAAAAAGATAAAGTTATTTCAATTTGTTATGGCATAGATATTTCAGATGTAACAGACGATCTTAAAGCTCTATTCAAAGATACTCTTTCTGTTGTAAATAGTTTTAGAAATAGAGCTGCTCATAGCGGAAGAATATTCAATTTTAAATCAACTATCCATCAAATAGGCTATAACAAGACCTTTCACAATGAAATAAAGATAACACCTGCTCAGTATCGTATAGGATTAGGGCAAAGCGACCTCTATACGTTATCAAAAATATTAAGTTATTTTGAAAATGGAATGGCTAAAATAAATTTAGATTTTTATATCTCATATCCGATTAAAAAACATTGTGAAAACTATAAAGAAGATTTAGAATTATTGGCCAATGAAATGAACTACCCTTTAGATGAATTAAAACAAGAACTAGAGAAATAAATAAGTCAAAGTGTTTCAAATTTTTTTAGAAACACTTGTAAAATTTTCTAAAAAGTGATACCATTTTTTTATCGTAAAAGAAACCCTTTGGGTTACACTGCTCTATACCTGTATCTCTATATAGGTCAGGGTTACAACAAGAAAATAAGTGTATCAGCTTTTTAGTTGGTACACTTTTTCTATTCTCCATATAAGCCTTATTTTCGCCCTTTTCTTCTTCTTGATACATTTTACCGTCTGTCTTCTTAAAATCGAAAATAGAGGGGTTCTCGTAACTCCTCGCATGGTATAAACTCAAAACCTTTTCTAATTGCTTGCCTGCTGATGGAAAGGAATACTATGCAAATAAAACAAATCACAAAAAAAGACGGTTCAATAGTATATCGTGCTAATGTCTATCTTGGTGTTGATAAAGTCACTGGAAAAGATGTAAAGACAAGCATAACAGGAAGGACAAAAAAAGAAGTTAAGCAAAAGACAAAAGAAGCTGAAATTGCTTTTTTACAAAATGGATCTACTAGATTCCAAGCTTCAAATATTACTACCTACAAGGAATTAGCTTCCTTATGGTGGGAAAGCTACAAGCATACAGTAAAACCTAACACACAATTAAACGTTAGAAGACTGCTAGATAACCATATCTTGCCCCTATTTGGCTCTTATAAGTTGGATAAACTAACTACTCCACTTATTCAAAATGAAGTCAATAAACTTGCTGACAAAACCAATAAAGGGGAAGAAGGTGCTTTTCTATACTACGATAGCTTACACGCTTTAAATAAGCGTATTTTGCAGTATGGTGTAGTTATGCAAGCTATACCGTTTAATCCTGCTCGTGAGGTAATATTACCTCGCAACACACAAAAAGCAAAGCGAGAAAAAGTAAAGCATTTTGAAAACCAAGAATTAAAAAAATTTCTTGATTATCTCGATAGTTTAAACTTGAATAAGTTTCGTTATTACTACGAGAATACACTTTATAAATTCTTACTTGCTACTGGTTGTCGTATCAATGAAGCTTTAGCCTTGTCCTGGTCTGATATTGACCTAGATAATGCAGTTGTGCATATCACAAAGACTTTAAACTATAAACAAGAAACCAATAGTCCAAAATCAAAAACAAGTCTAAGGGATATAGATATAGATCAAACTACTGTTAGTATGTTGAAACAGTATAGACTTAGACAAACCAAGGAAGCGTGGAAAATAGGTAAATCGGAAAGTGTCGTATTCTCTGATTTTATCCATGAATATCCTAATAATCGAACCTTACAAACTAGATTAAGAACCCATTTTAAACGGGCAAAGGTCACTAATATAGGTTTTCATGGCTTCAGACATACACACGCTAGTTTATTGCTTAACTCTGGAATACCTTACAAAGAGCTTCAGCACCGTTTAGGCCATTCCACTTTATCCATGACTATGGACATTTATAGCCACCTCTCAAAAGAGAACGCAAAAAAAGCAGTCTCATTCTATGAAACTGCACTAAAAAGTTTATAACTGAACAAATAACTGAACAAACCCAGAAATCAACATTTTAAGACAAAGCAAAAAGCCCACTGTTGTAGGCTTTCTGTATCATATATCTTAAAATTAAAGCATCTTGTTATCTTCCTATTAAAAGGTACAGAAAAACAGGCCTAAGTTTGCTCTGTTTTTTGCCCTGTTTCTACCAAAGTTTATTGATTATAAATAAGTAGAGAAAATACAAAGGGTAACTAAAAGGGGAATTAAATTGATGAGTTCAGTAAGCAAGTAAATTGCACCTATAATAGGTGCTTTTTATTATTTAATTCGATTATAGAAACTTTATGACATAAATACTACCTTTATTTAAATGAAAAAGAGAGAAATAAAATTTTCTCTCTAAATCTTAATTATTAATTTAGTATAAGTGCAACTCAATGATGTTTTGATTCGATATATAGTTTTATAAAATCATGCAGCCATTAATACTTCACTAAAACTTTCCGTTGTTTTTGGTAACTTAATAATATCTTTTGCAGTTTCCAGTAATGTTTTTTTGCTCTCATTTGCTTTTTTCTTAGAAAGATATGGAGAATAACCCAATGCTTCAGTCATTGCAATATTTTCTAAAAGCAATTCAGTAAGAAAAATTACTGATAATTTATAATTTATAAAGTAATATGCTAAATATCTAAATTTTTTTGATAAACTTTTTTCTTTATGAAACATTTTTAGATGCAATGTAAACAACGAAAATGGTATAGAGATAATTCCTATAAAATTAACTCCTAACTTATTTTTTTTCAAATATGAATAAGTCTCAACTATCAACGCAAGATACCATATCATTATAAAAAAAATTATAAATAAAACTTGAACTCCCATTTTTATTTCTTCCTTCCACTCTTTTTATGAGAAGTGCCTGCGATATATTGCCGATTTTTAAAAACATAATGTTTTTTTCTTTCATTCATATCATTATGATATTCATCATTGGCTTCACGTGCAATTTTCTGAGCAATTTCTTTAGCTAGCATATCCTGAGGCGTATCTTTCTGCCCTTTTATATATGCAACTAAGATAAAACCACAAACCATAAAAAGTCCAATTAGCCATTTTAAAATAGCGAGAGTTAGAACATTAGCTGTAAAAAAAGAACCCCAAAAAATCAAAAAGGCTATAATTGCTGCTTCAACATTGACAAAATTCCTCCCTATTTTCTTGCTTATTTTAGTAGGAGGTAATTCAATACAGGTGAGTATATTGTTGGCCATAAAGAGGATAGATGAGCTAGTAAATGTTGCTGCGTCCGTAGTGTTATAGAATGTTACAAAACAAGTAACTAAAGAAATGAAATTTAATAACAGTTTAATAAATCCAGGACTTAATGAAATACCTTGATTTTCCACAAAAGCCCTCCCTACTAACTAATCTATCTCTTACTTTATACCACATTTTAAACTTTGTCAAGTGAAATATATATTTGTTCTTAATAACTTTTTTGAAATTAAAAAACAAGTAACACTTTCAATTTTGCCTACACATTAATCAGAACTTCTACAATATTTTCTATGACAGTTTTTATTCTGTAAAAAACCTGTACCTTGACAAAACCTTTACATTCTATAGTTCTAAAAAAGTACAATACCTCACCAAAACCTCACCATTTTGAAATATGTAACCTTATAGTTTTTTATAGGTATAAATCAATCTGCATTAAATACACCTGCTAAGTGTTCTATGGCTTTTTGCCTTATAAGGTATACTGTAGTCTTTGATTTATCTAATTTTTCAGCAACCTGCCAAGCGTCAAGAATATTCAAGTAGAACAGCCTGAGAACAGAACGCTCAAGTGGATCGTCTAATTTATCAATTATTCTTGATATTCCCATTCTTTCCTCAGTAAGGCGCTCAATTCTCTGTAGTATATCCTCTTTTAGTTTCAGAACACTAATAAGGTCATTTTCTGCAGTATTTGTCCTACTGGTTTGCACTCTAGTACTGCTAAGTTGCTGTTTTTTAATGATACCACTTTCTAAAGAACCGAGCTCTAAATATAAGCCCTCTATTTCTTTATTTATCCACTTAACGCTCTCAAGTCGTTGTTTAACTTCATCAAGTTCCATTAGTTGCCCCTCTCTCCTTTATCAAGTCCAAAAATGGACACTACTCATAGTATTCAACATACTCAGGCTCTCCAAAGATATTCTCAGGCAAGCCATATACATCTATTAGGTCTTGTACTGCTTGTACATCTATCATTATCTCGCCTTTTTCTGTAGTGTGAAAGTATTTCTTACCTAAAGAACCTAAATATACTCCGTTTTTATAGATTGAAAGACCTCCACCTCTACTAGGTAAAAGACCTGTATAAGTTTGGCGTAGCCCATGTTTAAAGGCGTTTTTATTGCCATACTTAGGTTGCCTGTTACCTCTGTTTCCTTTTGCTACCTGGTTGCCTGGTAAAAATCTTCCTAAGCTATCTCTCTCCATCTTGTCCTCTTTTTATCGGTGTTCGTTTGGAAATTATACTTCATTAGAACGCTCTAAACGCTCTGTAAACCGTTCTAAAAAGTGTACCAGGCTTTTTATCGCTGATACACTTTAAACTGATTTTATAAGCCTTAATATGGCCCTAGAGCTGTATCAAAATGATTAGAGTAATTTTTTAAGGCCTCATCCATGTTTTCATAAGCAAAAACCAACGTGAAAGCTAAGTCACTTGCTGAACCTAAACTATCAATAATTGGAGTATCGTGATAAGTTTCAGCATACTGCTTGAATAGTTTTAATAGTTCAGCTAATCTATCCTCTTTCAGGATATAACTAGGTAAAGAAATACTGTTAGCTAGTCCGATTTCATGAAGTTTCTTAATAGCTAATGGGTTGCGCTTGTATTTCTCTAAATAATCTAGTAGCTCTTGTTCTGATAATCTCATAGTGCTTAACAAACTCAACTCAGCAAGTACATCAGCCGTCACTGTTTCATACTCTGACTTGATTTTTTCTAGCTCTGTCTTTTCAACACTGTCTAGCTTAGCTAGAATACTTTGATACTCAGTATTTAAATACTGCTCTGCCTCTTGCTTAAAGTTATATAAGCGTAGCTCAGCCTCAGACTGATACATAAGTTGATTTCGGACTTTTTCAGCTAGGTCTTTTTGCATTGACTCATAAGCCTCAATCTTTTGTTGCTTATAAGTTCCTAGGCTGTCAATTTGAGCCTTAAGTTGTTGTAGTGTCATGGTATTATACCTCTTTCTTTTTTTGCTTTGACTAAAACAAAAAGAGACATGACAAAGAGTGTTTAAACTCTTATATCATGCCTCTAGTTTTCTAGTCAGCAGTAAATTTAGTCATAGCTGTTGTTTCCTGGTAAACTGGTTTTCCGTCTTGCGTTTTAATAGTAAGACTACCAAACTCAGGTAACTTGGCTGACTTAATTATACCATTTTTTGAGAATAAAACAAAGCCTTTATCTAACATATTTTTAAGTTGTTCTGCATTTAGCGCCATATTAAACCTCCTCTAGTTCAGGTGTACCTGTAAGTACACCCGTAATTGGCCTGTAGTTATAACTAGGCTACAACAAGTGTACCCATTTGAACATTTGTAAAAATTAAAGACAAAAATGTCGAAAAGCCTTCGGTCGCTGTAAATCTGTTATTAGTTTTATTTGCTACTCATTTTTGAGTCACAAAACTGTTAAGCAAAAATGACTAATAGCTTGAAAGATAAGTAAATGTTGTAATACTTATAGTCCTAAAGCGTTGATATAACTGACATTTTCAACTATTCAACGCTTTTTACTACCCTTTTTAGTGTACTTTTGCTCATTTTTGAGCTTTTTGAGTTCCACTTTTGGAAAGCAAACGTTATATCTAGCGTATACTTATCTTTGAACTGTTACTCTTTTTCGAGTAATAGCCATTCTTAGGGTGCAGGTGCACCCCTTGCATACTTTTTAGCCTGCATAGTTTTGAGCGACTTTATCTTTTAGGTTGCTAATTGAGTAACGTTTATCTTTAATCGTGAATGACTTGAAAAAGTTCCCCTCTAGGCCTGTTCTGACACGGCTGGCCACTCTGTCGCTATACATACTAGCGATTTCTGAGCTACTCAAGTTTGTAGTGATGATGGTTTTTTCTCTGTTGCTGAGAATATCAAAGATAAACTCTTCTTCCCAGGCAGATTTACCCTTATTGTTTAGACTGTCTGATTTTATGCCTAAATCATCCAGCACCAGGTAATCAACCTCTTTTAACATTCTTGAGTAGTGCCCCTCTAGGCTAGTAGGAGAGCTAAAGCTCTCTCTAACTCGTCTAAGGATTTCTGTTAGGTTTACAAACAATACACTTTTAGGCTCTCCTTTGGCCTTGTAGCCCTCGTTTATAGCCTTAGCAATAGCAACGCTTAAATGACTTTTCCCTATGCCTGTAGAGCCTGTAAATAGGGTATTTCCTGTCATACCGTCTAGGTATTTAGTCACTTGTCCTTTAGCAAACTCCAGGAGTTGCTTTTCTTCGGCTGTTTCAGCCATAAAATTCTCAAAGCTAGCCTCTTTCAGCTCTCTAGGTATTGTACTGTCACGCATAAGGACATTGTAGGTTTTCAGATATGTCTCAGCATTCAGGGTATTATCAACCCCCTCTTGCTCTTGTCTATCTATCAGCTCCTTTGTACACTCAGGACAAAACTCTTGTGTGTTCCGTTCCTTGCTCCCTCTGATAGGTGTTGAAATTTGCCAAAAATTAACGTGGTGCACTTCACACACCTTGTCACTAATTTTTCTGTTGTTATATTGCTCAAATTTATCTTCCATTGTATACCCTCCTAAAATGGGTTTTCCTCTGTTCGTGTTTTTAGCCATTCCTCACGGCTAATAGGCTCAGCTTGTTTAGGTGACTGTTTCAGCTTTTGCCTTTGTTCTTCATGTTGCTTGACTTGCTCTACTGTTTTAAGTCCTAGCCCCTGCCAATTTGAAAGAATTGACCTAGTATACCTAATTGACTTACCAGCATTTAGGATAGTTACCTCAAGAGCATAGATAACTAACTCTTGGCCGTGGATTTCTAGCAGGTCTCTCACTTCTTCCAGCATTGTCCCATTGACTGACATTTGACCAAAAGCAGACTTTAATTTTTCATAAATTGGATTTTCGTCCTCGTCAACTTTTTTCTTGTCTTGTTCTAGATGTAGTTCTTTCTCTATATCTATCTCTTTCTCTATCTCTATCTCTGTTGGACACGAGTTGGAAAATGTCAAAGATGGTTGGACTTCTTCCAATTTTACTTTTTTTCTTTGCTCACGTTTATAGTTTGCCCAGTTTGTTTCACTCTCAACCATAGCCTTTGCTTGTTGCATTTCAGCGTTTTTATCCTCATCAATTTGTATAAGGCCACACTTAGTAAAGTAAGCCATAGTCATATCTATATCATCTTCTGATACATCTAACTTTAGAGCTAGTTCTTCCTTGAGATTATCAAAGTAGCCCTCATAGTATAAGACACAGTCACTGTCTAGACTTTCAAGCATAAGTCTGATATAGATAACTGTCATAGTATATCCACCTGGTATAGTCTTTAGCCTCTTGATGAAAATATTATCAAAAAATTTTTTATCAATTTTTAGCCAAAAATATATTTTAGTTTTTCCCACGCTTACCCCCTAGTCTACTGCAAGAAAGTTATATATATCACTTTTGCGATAATAAATTTTCTTGCTGTTTTCAAAAGGCGATTGATACGGCTTTAAACCGTGTTTTTCCCAGTTATTCAACGTAGTCCCACTAATTCCTAGCTTAGCTAGTAAATCAGGTCTAGCGATTAAATCCCAGCCGTCATTGTGCTGTTGCTCAAGCTCTAGCCTTTTCTCTAAGTGGTCTCCTACTTTTTCCAATAGCTCAAGCTCTGCCTCTCTTGATAATAGTTGCATATTACACCCCTTTCTAATTGTATTTCTCGCCTGCAAGCTGAATATAACGCCCATAGCAAGGATTTAAACCCTTACTAGGTATTTCTATTGTCTGCTTTAAAAGGTCACGTTTATGGCTCTCTATTCGCTTTAAACAAAGGAATAATAAGCCGATAGCTAAAAGTAGAATGATTGCCTGTGTATTGGTTATATCTAGTTCATTCATGACACTACCTCCAATCTATGCTCTACCCCTCTCGCTGGTAAACCGTTGACTGCTCTATAGATGATGTCATCAACAACAAGAATACCTAGGCCATCACAAGCCTCCTCATAGGTATCTGCAAACCTTTTAAAAGTTTTCTTATAACTAGCCATAACGTTAAATAAAATCATGTTCGCTACACGTTTCCCGTAAAGTTGAGAAAGCTGAGCCTTGGCTCTTTCTTCGCTCTCGTTTCGTTTTTGCATTCTTTCCCATTGTTCAGGGGTATAGTCTGACTTCTTAACAGTAAAAATACTGTTTTCTGATATAATTGTACTCATGTCTTTACCTCTATTATGTTTTATTTGTATAGTTGCTCCAGGACTTTCTTCCAAAATTGGGAAAAAGTCATAGCACATTTTTAATGCCTTTCCTGCCACTCTTATTCATGCTCTGAGTCGCCAAATTGAAAGCATGAATAAGAACCAGTTTAAAGAGTTAGCGCTCTCTCGTTTGGGCACAAATCACTATTTTGTGATATAATTAAATAAATACCTAACTAAACCCCATACTTGCTTTTGTGGTTTTAGTTGTTTAATTGAAAAGCCTTGCTAGTTTGCCGACTGTTTAGGCTTTTTTTGTTGCTCAGATTTCTTTAAGTGAAAGGTAGCAAGAAATCTTATAAATCTTCTACTAGCCAGTTCATGACTGCCTCATAGATACGCTTAGGAGCGTTATAGTTACCAGTCTCAACTTTACTCAATGTTGTCCTGGCAATCCCTAGAGCTAGAGCTGTCTGACTCTTAGTCAAATCCAATTTCCCCCTCTTTGCTCGTATTTTTTCAGCTATTTCTACACTGATTAGCATAAGGCACCTCCTCAATTTATTCACTATCATTTTGATAGTAAATTAAGTTTATACTATCTCTTTGATAATGTCAAGAGTTTTTATTATCATTTTGATAATTTTTTTGCCAATTATTACTATTTTGTGTTATAATCATTCTTGAAAGGTAGTTAAAATATGGATAATAGACTGAAAGAACTTAGGAAACAGAACGGAATTTCTCTAAAAAAATTAAGCCAAAAACTTAATGAGCTTTATGGTATTACTGTGAGTGATAGCCAACTTTCTTATTATGAAAACGGCAAACGTTCTCCCAGAAATGGGGAGGTATGGATATATTTAGCCAATTTTTTTAATGTTCCTGTCAGTTACCTATTAGGGTATCAAGACCCCGTCAAATACCTTGCTTGGGAATGTAATATACCTAAATTGAGAAAAGAAAAGGGCATATCCCAAGAAACACTCTCAAAAGAAACTTCTATCCCTTTAGAGATAATAAAAGAATGGGAGAATAATAACGGTAGCTATTCTGCTGAACAGTTAAAAAAATTAGAAGAATATTTTGAAGTCCCTATCCCTGAAATAATAGGATATTCTATCGCTCACTCAGAGCTAAGAAACGTGATAAATGTGCTTTCTGAGGATAGTAAACAAAAACTATTAACTTACGCCAAAGACTTAAAAGCCTTAGAAGATTTCAACAAGGCAAACAACCCCTAAAACGCTCTCTAAGCGATTTTATAGCTCGGCTATATAAATTATCATCATACCTAAAACAAACGAAAATAGGGCTATTCTCGTAGCTCTCAGCACCATATAAAACAATATTCATAAATACTTAACTAAATCCCATACTTGCTTACTGATGTTAGAAAGGTATGACTATGAATATTACAGAATACAAAAAGAAAAACGGTGCTACAGTGTACCGTGCAAGTGTTTATTTAGGCGTTGATAAGCTTACAGGGAAAAAGGCTAGGACAACCGTTACAGCCAGCACTAAAAAGGGCGTTAAAATCAAAGCTAGGGAGGCTGTCAATGCTTTTGCAGCTAATGGATATAGCGTAAAGGAAAAACCAACCATTACAACCTATAGGGAGCTAGTCGCTTTATGGTGGGAGAGTTACAAGAATACAATCAAGCCTAACTCTCAGCAAACTATGGAGGGTATCGTAAGAATTCATATTTTGCCTGTATTCGGCGATTACAAGCTAGAAAAGCTTACTACTCCTATTATTCAGCAACAAGTCAACAAGTGGGCTGATAAG